AAATGGAACTGGCGAATTCGAAGAAGCAGCTGCAAGATATGCAGCAGCAGCTCCAGGCCGCGCAGCTGGAGATCAACAACCGCGGACAAGTGCAGCAGATACGCGAAGAAGGGGCGACCAAGCGCAAGCTTATGGAAGTCACCGCCAAGGCGCACAACACCGAAACGATGGCGGAAGTCAAAGTCAACGATCAAAACACCCGTGCGATCACAAGCCAGAACAAAACCGAAATCGATGCGATTGTGGAATTGTTGCTGCACCACATGGACACAGGCCGCCTAATGCAAGAAATCGAAAAACGCAACATGGAGCAAAACCAATTTGCAGCCATTGCAGCAGAAGACATTGGACACGGCGCAAGCCCGTTCACCCAGCAGCAACAAATGCAACCAGAACAAATGCCAATGCAGCAGCAGCCAATGGAACAACAACCTATGCAATAAGCTTGACAAGTGAGTAATTTCGGGTAATATCGCCCAAAACCCTTACCCGTGGGGTTCACGGGGCAAATTCTTTGAGGAAACTCAATGTCAGAAGTAGCAGAACGACTTGCAGCCAATGTGGTTACAAGTGAAAATTTAGCGGAATTTAACGCCAAACGAATGGGTTTAGCTGATTCATTACCTTCAGAAGCCGCGGCTGCCGTAGAGGAAACTCCAGCAGAACCGACCGAAGAGGTAAGCCAGAGTGAACCAAGTGGTGAAGATGAAGCGAAAGCAACGGAAGAACGCAAGCCAAATCCAAAATTGGAAAGGCGGTTTTCTCAGATAACTAAAGAGCGCGAATCAGCACGGGAAGAAGCCCGTAGGGAACGCGAACTAAGGGAATCTTTGGAAGTCCAGGTTAGGGAGCTGCAAGCCAGGTCGCAGCCAAGCGCTGAACCGAAGTTTGATAGTGAACCAAAGCCAGAGCAGTTCACAGATATGTATGAGTACCAACAGGCTGCCATAGATTATCGTGTGGACCAGCGATTAGGGGAAGAAAAGCAGAAGGAAGCAAACGCCAGAGCTGAAGCCGAACGCATGAAGGTGGTAAACACCTGGGCGAAACGGGTGGAAACAGCGAAAGCAGAGATTCCAGACTTTGAAGACATGGTCGGATCGGCGGACGTTGCTGTAAGCAATGAAGTGCGCGATGCGATCTTCGAATCAGAGGTTGGACCTCGCGTTTTGTATCACCTGGCAGAAAACCCTGATCTCGCGGAAAAGCTCAACGGCATGACCATGACAGCCGCTTTGAGAATGATTGGTAAATTGGAAACGCAATTCGAGAAAAAACCCGAAGAGCAATTGCAGAAGACCGTTGTTAACAAAAGTAAAGCGCCAGCACCGATTAACCCTATCAGATCGGCAGCCAACGGGCGAGATGTGAACCTGACTAGCGATGGTCAATTCCACGGTTCATATCAAGCTTGGAAGGCAGCACGACTTGCTGGGCGAATCCGCTAGCGAAATAAACGCAACAATCCAACATTTGGAGAAACTAAATGGCAAATAATTTACTAACGATCAGCATGATCACAAACGAAGCCTTAATGGTTTTGGAAAACGAGTTGACCTTCTCAGGCCAAGTCGATCGCAACTATGATGATCAGTTCGCGGTCACAGGGGCTAAAATTGGGGCAACTCTCAATGTTCGCCGCCCTGGTCGCTTTGTCGGCACATCTGGTCCAGCATTGAACGTTGAAGACTTTAACGAGACTTCAGTACCCGTTACTTTGTCGACTCAGTTCCACGTTGACACCCAATTTACTAGCCAAGACCTGGCTTTGTCATTGGATATGTTCAGCGATCGAATCTTGAAGCCCGCCGTTGCAGCAATTGCTAACAAGGTGGACTTTGACGGTTTGACAATGGCTAAGAACAACACCGCCAATATCGTTGGCACAGCTGGTACACCCCCAACTGGTCTTATTACATATTTGACCGCTGGCGCGTATCTCGATTCCGAAGGCGCACCACGCGATGGTCGCCGTTCATGTGTGATCGAACCCTTCACATCTGCAACCATCGTTGACAGCTTAAAAGGTTTGTTCGTTCCATCTGACGTAATCGGCAAGCAATACCAAAAAGGCATGATGGGCCGCGATTCCGCGGGCGTTAATTGGTACATGGACCAAAACGTTGTGGCGCAAACTTTCGGTTCGTACGCAACTGCGACCCTGGCTTGTGCAACCACTACCGCAACTGGTTTCTTGACCTCTGGTTGGGCTTCTACTTCGACTATTGCGTTAACTGCTACGACCGCAACCGCTGGTCTGAAACAAGGTGACGTAATCCAGATCGATGGCGTGTACGCTGTTAACCCACAGAACCGCCAGGCTTACGGCAGCAACAAGCTTCGTAACTTTGTGGTGACTTCCAACGTGACCGTGGCAACTTCTGGTACTACTTCAGTAACAGTTAGCCCCGCCGTGATCACAGCTGGTCAGTTCCAAAACGTGTCGATCCCGACTACTTCTGCAACTGCAGCAGTAACACCGTTTAACAAAACTGGTACGGTTTCCCCACAAAACATCGTTATGCACAAAAACGCATTCTGCTTGGCTACCGCCGATTTGGAATTGCCAGATGGAGTGCATTTCGCTGGTCGCGCTAGCGATAAAGAACTAGGTTTGTCCTTAAGAGTAGTACGCCAGTATACAATTAACAACGATAGTATTCCTACTCGCGTTGATGTGTTGTATGGCTGGGCCCCTCTATATCCTGAGTTGGCTTGCCGCGTTGCAGCCTAAACCTAATGGGGGCTAAACACCCCCGTTTCATTAAACATTTTTAAGGAATTTCTATCATGGCTAATCCAGGACCAGCAAGTACCCAAACGATTCACCCATCTAACCTGGCAACGAACCAAGCGATTCGCCTTTTGGCCTTCGCTAGCGCCGTGCCAATTAGTCAAACAGGTGACGCAGCTGTAACGCTTCCAATCAATAACACTTCTTCATATAACGTGCAAAACGTGGCGATCACAAACGCCAGCGTTGACGTTAGTGGTGGTGCATTGGCTATTTGGACCGCGCCAGCTGGAACAGGAACTGAGATTGTTACCAACGCTTCGTTGACTAGCAACACCAGCTCAACCTATGTAACGAACTCAACCGTAGTAGCTGGAACAAAGGCTACACGTTTGACAGCTCAAACCTTGTACGTCAAGGTCGGAACTGCCGTTGCTGGCGGAACTGTAGACATATTCGTTTACGGGTACGATTTCAGCGAGTTTTAATCGTTGATAAATAAGGGAAAGCCATCCTCAAAAGGGGTGGCTTTTTCCTTTTTGAAGCCTATAATTCAGACACAATTTTGAAGGATTGAACATGGTCAACACTTCCGTGATGCGATACAGCGGTCGCACTTATGCGCTAGACCTCACAACATCGGCAAGTGCTGCCACGTTGATTGAAGCCACAACAAACGATCAAACCAATTACGTTTCTTTGCTAAATACGGGAACTGGTAAGGTTGGCGTTGAATTTTCTAATTCCAGCACCGTTACAACACCCACTATTGCTGCAACAGGCGCAAGCGGATCATTTGTGCTGCCAGCATCAATGACTTTCCCATTATTAGTCGCTGCTCCAAAAGCACCGTTCTACATCAAAGCCATTAGTTCAGGCACAAACACCCTCTACATTACCGCTTGCCAAGCGGATTAAGGCTGCCTTATGGCTAATTCAGCCGCGACAACGTCAACGATTAACATCGTTCCCGTTCAAGGGATATTCCAGCCCGAACCAACGTTTGACCTGGTGACGTTGATCGGACCAGCTGGGACACCGTTCTATGCAAACATTAATCCCAATCAATCGGGATTGACGATCACCAATAGCACGATTAATAGCAGCGTAATCGGCGGATCAGTCCCCGCAGCCGCCACGTTTACCAATATTGCAACGACCACAGGCACGATCACCACAACGCCTAGCGGTCCAAACGACATTGTTAACCAGGCATACGTTGACGCAGTCGCCCAGGGCTTGTCGTTTAAGCAGCCAGCCAACTTCACCACAACGGGCAACATTACGCTATCAGGCCTGGCGGTCCAGGCTAACGGTGATTGGACTGCAACGCTAACCGCGGGCGATCGCATCCTGGTTAAAAACCAAACAGCTGGCGCGGACAATGGCATTTATGTGGCTGCAGCTGGAGCTTGGGCTAGATCATCGGACGCTAATACCTGGAACGAAATCGTTTCGGCCTATTTGTTTGTCCTGGCTGGAACGGTTTGGGCTGGATCGTCCTGGGTGGACACAAACCAGCAAGGCGGAACATTGGGCACTACGCCCATTACATTTAC